CACCTGTTGAATGGATTGCAGGTATCTTGACCTTGCCTATCGAGATGTTGGAGGATTTGTCTTGGTTGACTTCTTACCTTGCTACTTACGCTCCGATTGAGCTATTGAAAGAAGAAGATGACCAAATCCTGAATGGTGACGGTACTGGAAACACTTTGAACGGTTTGATCAATACCGCAACCGCTTACAGTGGATCTTACACCGTTGGAATCGAAAGAATTATCGATGCGGCTTATGGTCAGCTTGGAGAATTGAATTTCGATATGCCTACCAACGTATTGCTTAACCCTCGGGATATTGTAGCAATCATGTTGAATAAGGCTTCAACTTCAGGTGAGTACAACTTGCCAGAGGGTGCTGTTGGAATCGTTGGAGGCCGTTTGCAAATCGGAGGCTTGACAGTCAATAAGACCAACAAGATTGACCAAGGAGATTTCTTGGTAGGTGACTTCTTGAGAGGTGCTGCTTTGGTGACTAGATCAGCAATGCAGTTGAGATTCTTCGATCAGAACAAGGACAACGTGGAGAAAAACATGATGACCGTTCGTATTGAGGAGAGAGTCGCTTTGCCTAAGTTTTACGAAGACGCATTCGTTTACGGAACTTTGACACCTGCATCCTAATCCTAACCGATTGGAATAATTAAAAGCCCTGAAAATATTTCGGGGCTTTTTCTTGTAATTAATGATAGTATTTGATAGTATTGTGAAGTGATTAACGGGCGAGCGTATGAAGCGTTGCTTATTGATTAATGAACTAAATTTATAATAAAATGGAAAAGAAAAAAGATTTTACAAACGGCTGGAATAGTGTAAGCAATGATTTATACGCATTGTTAGGCGCTGATAAAAGCGGATTTTTTGACTTAGATGAAATACCGCAGTGCAAAAACCAAGAACACGAACCACCTACACACCTGCATATACCAACAGGGAAAGGATATAGGCACGTATGCCCTAAATGTGGAAAGATAACGACAATAATAGCACCACAGATTAGCTTTTAATTGTGCCTAACGGTCGGACGCTATACGAAGGTAGGGATTAAGATGCACTCCCTTTCAGCCTTGCACAAATGATAAAAGATGCACGAACGCTAACTTTAGCAGTACGCCCCTGCTTTCGTATAGCGTATGTTATAGGGCGTTTTAATTTAATCGAAATGAATTTTAAAGAAGAACTGCAAACATTATCGGAAAATCATAATTCTCCGAAACTTGAACACGTTAAAAGCATACTAAAAAAGGTAGCTTCAAATGGCGAAAAAACAACAACACTTGACAGCAACCTGTATGATAAATGGGTTGTAAATTGGCTAAAAGCACAAGGTTTTGAAGTGAAAGAAACTTTAGACCAACGTCAAGGTGATTTTCTTAGGGTGTCGTGGTAAAATGCCCTATAACGGTAAGGTGCTTTGTGCAGTAGGGGATTTTGGAAACGGAACTTTCAATTTACCACCGAAGCTCAATAGCAGTACAAATGTTCAATTAACCACGTCAGCCCCTATTGCACAAAACACGTGTTATGGGCTGCCGTTTCAAGATAATGCCTTGGACGGGCTTTGTAAAATCCACAATTTTAAGTTATGAACTTTAAGCAGTACAAACGAAAAGGTTTATCAGAAATGGTTTCTGTAACCGAATTTACCGAAAACGGTGGCGACTTATCAAAAGTAAGTATTTCATCACCAGACCACTTATTACAAACACATGACCCTTATGAGTTTAATCTTGGTTATGTAGCACGTAATCCTAAAAACCACGAAGATTTGTGGTATGTGGCTAAAAAATACTTTGATGAAAATCTTGAGCCAGCGTAAAAATTTGGGTTTTGAAGGATGGTCTTTCGGGGCTGTCCTACGGTTGCCCATAACGTTCCCACGCTTGGCGAAGGTGGCGATTTTAATCACAAAAGCCGATGCGTAGAACGAATGTTGAATATAGCAGTAAATGTCGAGCGGAGAACTGCACCGCCACTTTTGCCAAACGTGTGTTATGCGTTCGGCTTTGTTTAACGAATTAAAAATTGAAAAATGGATAACGAAATCAAACTTCTAAAAAACAATGACAACAGGACTGATTCTGATGTTGAAAAATTAACCGAGTTCTATCGGTTTTTGACTGGCGAAGAAATGCCCAAAAGTATTTCAATGGCTAAAGGTCACGCTCCAAAAATGACAGAGAAAAAAGCAATGTCAATTATATGGTATTTACAGGAACATCTATCTGTTTTTCCTGATACCATTGAAAGGTGTAATTCGTGTGGCGAACTTTATGATTCAAATAGCGAAGGAATTTATTGGGAAACCAAAGGGAAACACTTTTGCGATGGATGCTGTGACCAAGTTCCCTACAATTATGATAGGGGTCGCAAGTAAGCTGACGCATAACGGTCGAGTGTATGAGTAGTGTGGCTTTGCACATACATTCGATTTAAGAATAAATTTATTTAGCCACATTACTTATACACATTGTTATGCAACGTTTTTTAATTTATGCTGATGACTACATCACTTGGAACAAACAAAAAAATGGCTGGAATCATTCTAATGAATTTACAGGCACTTACTTAGATGCTCACGAATATGCCCGTTCAAAATATGGGAAACACTATACTTTAAATGTTGCATAACGGCCCGCAGACATACGCAGTGCGAATTATTAAACGAAAACATAGATATGGAAAATAAAACCGAGTGGTACAGAAAATTGCTCAGGAAACTGAACAACATCAAAGCAGGAAGGCTTGATCTGGACGAATACATTGACGAGGTAAAAGCTAAAATCGAAGCAGAGAGCCAAGCATTGATTATGTCTGGTGTTAGCGGCTCGGCTTGTTTTTGCTTCTTTGAAACAGATAGGATGAATTGTACTAAGGACTGCCCTAAAAAATCTAAGATCGTTCAAAGCTGACCGCTAACGGTTGACGGTAGCAGTAGTACGGGATTTAACCGCACAAAACTATCAAAATAAGATGAAGTAAATAGAATGCAGTATATTTCGATAACCACTAACACCCGTATTACTGCTACCGTGTGTTAGGCAACGTAAAATTATTATGTATAAATGTTCAAAATGTGATGGTTTATATGGCCACTCAGAAGAAAATAGTAAATTAATTTGCAATGAAGACCCCATTGAACATATTATTCGTTGTCCGCATTGCAAAGACGAAACTCATGTTATTGGAGCTGATGTTGATTATAATATGTATGGCGAATCAGATGAACCAGTATATTTAATGTATGGTAGAGATAGAAAACCAAGTGATAATCTACAAATTGTCGAAGGGTCTATTTATGTTGCCTAACGGTTCCGCAGCTTGGCGAGGTGCGGGACTTTAACCCACTGAGCCACAATACAAGTACAAAATTTTAAATAAACACGAATATGTCAATAGAAAACGAAAACCCCGCATCTTGCCAAACTGCTGTTAGGCGTAGTGCCGATTTATGGTGGAGGAAATTAAACCACGAATTAAGGATTCAATACGCAAAAGAGCAATTAGCTAAAAAAGGGATGATATTAAAATTTAACAATGATGGTTTAATTTCTGGGCTTACTTTGTCCGATGTGGTGGAGTTGTTCAGGCATTACGCCTAACGTGATGCAGCTATATTTAGTTGCGGGCTTTGAAAACGAAAACTTTAAATTAAGATAAAATGAAAATAGAAAACGAAAACTTGAATCAAGCAGAAAAACCGCAATTGAATATAGGTGCTGTTGTGTGCAGTGCTTTCCCTTACAACGGTAGTAATGGCATTATGATATGTTGCCGCTCTTGTGGTAAAGATATTGAGGAAACAGATGGCGGGCATTATTCGCCAATAGTTTATGAACACGAAAAATATGAGCGGCAGTGTCGGCAGTGTCGTGTTTCATAGCATTGCATACAACTCATTTATAAACGCCATTCCTTCTATCAAAAGTGCATTTAAAGCAAATGAAGCAAGATAATTTTGATATAATTTCAAAGTGGTTAATCAATGGATTTCCAGATTATTGCTTTGGATCTGATAAAGAGTTATATCGATTTCCACATAAGTCAGGGCGAAATCACTACGGATTATTGAAGGTCAAAAAACAGCCTCATAACAGATGGCTAATTCACGGTAAATTTTGGAGCGAAAATCAATTAGCGGACAAAATTTATCTTAACCCAAATCCAGAGGTTTTAATCAGTAGTTTGAATGATTGTCCTTTTTAAGTACCTTTAAGACATGGATTTTGACAAAAACATAGATCAGCTTTGTGATTGGGGCTTGCCAAGGTATGACACCTATCCAGCTATCAAAGGACTTCAGTATTCGTTTACGGATGAATCGGAGTACGTTGAGCCAGTAACGGTTGAAGAGTTCAAGGATCACGCCTATATTGATGCGGACACGGATGACAATCTATTGGCTTTGTACTTAAAAGCGGCAAGGATTGACGTAGAGAATTACCTTCAAAAAAGCCTTGGGATAAGAACCATTACCCTACTTGCCCAGAGATTACCCAAGAATTACCGTTTACCTTGGGGACCAGTTCAATCGGTTCTAACAAGCGGGTTTACCTTATTCGGGGATATTCTTATTGAAGGCGGTGAAAATGTTACGGTCGAATATGTGACTAATGCAAGTTTGGTCAATGATTCGATTAAGCAAGCGATTTATAAGCAGGCGTTTAGCTATTACGAGAACAGGGACGCTAATATAATGACTTCTCAAGGTTCGCAGCTAGAAAATATTGTAAAAATGATTCTGAACCCATATAGGAGGGTGGTATTTCCGTGACCCACCCAAGAGAAAAAATATCATTCATAAGGGTTAGCCAAAGTCAAGATCCATTGACGGGTGATAATATCAATGTGGAAACGATTTATTACCAACCTAAAGCAGCTCAAGTTACCGAGGTTAGATCAAGTACGGATATTATCGCACAACAGCAGAATATTACCCAGTTGCTAAAGGTTAAGCTGAGGTATAATCCAGAGATAGCTATTCTAAACGGTGACATAATCGAGTGGCGTACTTACCGATTCACTAACCTTTCATTCAAGGTTGATCCTTACAGAAAATGGATAGAAGTGATGTGCTTCTCCGAAATAGAAACGACCGATAGAAATGTCAATCAAAGTTAAAGTATCTGGCATTAACCTAGTGCTTTCAGGCTTGGACAAATATTCTGAGGATGTTCAGAAGTTAGTAGCGGAGGAGGTGAAGGATTGGGCTGATCGGACAGAGGCTAAGGCAAAGCAAGACGTTCCGGTTGATACGGGTGCATTAAAGTCTAGTATTAGAGCCGTTGGCAATCCTAACAGATTGTCATGGTCAGTTAAGGTTGGAGGCATTAACGGGGTTAATTACGCCCCGTATGTAGTTTTCGGAACGGGGTCATTCGTTAACCAATCATTTTTACAGGAATTTGGTTTGGTTCAATACGCTAGTCAATTCAAAGGCGCAGGGATAAAAGAGGTAAATTTACCAATGCGAGACTTTTTCTTTAAGAATGCCCGAACCGAATTTGAAAAGACTTTTCAGAATATTAAGAAGCTACTCGAAAATAAGTAAGATTTTTCTTGCTTTGGATATTGTAATTGTTTAGGTTTAATCCATGAACGAATTACTAGAAAAAATACTCACAATCCTATGCTTATTTCTCATAGGCTCAGGGCTTATCGCGGGACTATTGCAGTTAGCGATTTACTTCAATGATTGGTGGTCTTATCCGATTGGATTTGGACTTAGCTTATTGGTTATTTTGGCAGGATTTGAGATAGTTGAACGATTGGAGAGATGAGTCATAATTTTAAATTCGTATGGCATAGATTTGTTAGTGCTGATGAAAGTTCTTTACTAAAATCTCATTGCTTTGTATCAAAGGAATTTCCTCATCCATACACTGATTTAGAAAAGGTAGAAGGAAATATAAGTCTTTGCGGTAAGATTACAGCAACAGAGGGTAATGAACCGACAGAACGTGTAAAAATATCTGAAATTGAACCTCAAGAAATTACCATAAACGGGTCTTGTAAAACTTGTATGAAGATTTGGATTAGTAAAAAAGGTATAAGCGAATTAGATCAATGACCTACCAAGACCAACTCCACTTGCAACGCCACAGCCAATACGAGCGAAAGTTTTCTGCTGCATTTCAACGGGTTCTAAAGGCTAACTACTACCAGATAGCTAGAAACCTTGAGGATGGATTGCCACTAGATCAAATCGACTCAGAACCGATGCAAAAGGTCTACACTAGGCTATACCTTAGAATCATGGCAAGCGAAGGTGTTCTAATCTGGAATGAGTTGGTAGCGCCATTAACAGGCGAAGAAATCAAGACTAAGGACGTATTCGATGAAGTAGCCTCGATCTTTGCACCGGATAAAATGTCGGAAATGAAGCCGTTTTGGAATCGCTTAATGACAGGATTTCTCAATACCTACATTATCCAACGTGTTACGGAAGTAATGGCAACGACTATCAAACGGGTAACGGAGTTTATCGAGCGAGGCCGAAACGATGGATTGACCAATAAGGAACTTGCTAGGATGATCAGAGCTGATGCAAGGGCTAGAGAATTAAGGGCTAATACGATTGGCAGAACTGAGGCGACTAATGCAATGTCTAAGGCTCAGATTTTGGCTTTGGAAAGCAGTAAGCTGAATTGGGAGAAGAGTTGGAACCCGATTAGAGATGATAGGACAAGGGATGCACATTTTGTTATGGATAATACCAACTGGATTGGGATTAAAGAGAATTTTGTGGTAGGAGGATATTTGATGGCATATCCCGGGGATTTGACACAAGGTGCTGTAATCGGAATGGCCGTAAATTGTAGATGCAGACTAGCCTTTAGGCTTGCAGGCCGTCAATACGGATTTAGACCAGTACAGAGAAGAACTTAAACTAACAGATAAATGAATCAAAAACTAATTACAAAAGCGGTCAAAGTTCACTTTGCTTGCGAAAAACCGGGGCTAAAATGTTGCCAAATATTGGAAGATTATGTCGGAGTAGCGAACGACTTTCTTAACTATATGCTTACAGGTGATACCACTCCTCAACTGGAAAAGGTATTGAAAACGAAAAGATATCAAAATAAACTAACATTAATTAAAAACTATATCAAAAATGAAACCAAGGGAAATGGGAAAAATTGAAAAGAGATTCTTTAGAATAGTCTTAGTGATTATCGGAATCTTGCTATTGGTCATATTGTTCGGGCCAGATGCAAACGCACAAACGCCTCATTTGAGGTATCACAACAAACTTCAAAAAGAAAGGTCTTTTGAATCTTGGAGGAAGTCACAGCCTAAAATTAGGGTAAACGCTGTCAAATCAGCCGTAAAGCAGTCTAAATCTATTCGAGGCAATAATAACCAGTCAGCCCGATTAGTTAGAAAAGAAAACAGAGTTAGAAAATCAATAATAAAATGAGAAAGCTAATCTATCTATTGTCTTTTGCATTCCTAATTTGGACTCTTAGCTTGATGACTAATGATGCAAATGCTCAAAGTAAAAAGCTAGGCGAAACAGTTAAGACCGCTAGCCCTGTATTCTATTTCATTTATGAAGGAGAAGAAGGTGACGGAGCTGTAGAATTACAAATTCATGACAGGCAGCATCAATTTGTATCGATGGGTTATGACAGGCTATCAGACCAAGCTAAAGGCAACGATCCTAAAAACCCACTGATTAAGCTGATCCAGATTCCTGAAATAGGCCCGCTTGCATTTAGGCAAGTTGAGAGCTTAGAAGAGGCTAAATTACCAGTGGACGGAATTACAGTCATATCGGTGCGGTTGAATAAGTTAAGAGAGGCCGCAAGGATCATTTATCAATGATCTACATCCTAATCACCGGAAACAAAATTAAAGCCTTCAATAGCTTAAAAAGGTTGTGTAAATCAATCGGAGTGGATCACGAATTTATAAAGGGGAATTTACCCTTTGAGTCGGGTCCGCTAAAGATTCAGGAAATAGAGTTTGATGAAAAGTTGTTTTAATAAAAAAGCCTCTTATTTAGAGGCTTTTTTTTTGAATAAGGCTATAAAATCCTTTAGCGACATCTTGAGTACTATTTGATGCTTAACCCTGTTAGACCGACTGAAAAACGATCCTGATAACGGGAATTTCACGATAGTATTTTCTTTCTTACCAGCTGAACAATTGCTCCGATTTCCGCATTATCGATTTCTCCATCGCTTAACGCTTTTCCAATTTCAGCCGATAGTTCTCTATAGAATATTCCTCGTCCTTCGCTTGGTATCTTTTCAGCAATAAGACTGAATACAACTGAAGTGGCTTTCTCAGGATCTTGTTCCAATGTAATTACATCAACAATACCCATGTAAAAAGCAACCTGAGCCATGATCTTTGGGGTTAGTTCTTTTGCTTTCCTCAATAATTCATCATCCTTTTTGGTCGGAGTCAGGGCTACAACCCAATCGATAGCAGGGTTTTCGATAATAGTTTTTACAATGTCCACCACTTTGACGGCCGCATCTGCGTTCTTAATCAGGATTCCTAAGAATGCCCCGAAAGCTTTTGATAAGGCTACTTTGATTTTTTCGAATAATTTTTTCATAGTTTTAAATAAATTTAGCATAGTTTAAAGTCTTTTTAATTCGATCTTCTAATCCATTTACCCCTCCATTTACCATCCTAGTAACCTGAGTTATTTCACCGATACTTAGGGATGTGCATAATCTAAAGATATTCCTGTCTTGGAAATACCATATAGCGGAATCAAAAGCATATTTGGAAGCAACTTGATTAGGATTTGTCATTACAGACTGATCTTTGACCCATTCGGCAAATAGGCGGTAATTTGTACGTCCAGTTAATTGAATCGCTCCACGGCCTCTAAAATGCCATCCATCATTAGGCTGATTATTTCCCATTCGATTACCATAAACATGATTAGCAATAACGGAAGGCTTTCGAGCGTGCTTGATAGCCAGTAACTTGTCAGGGTAATATTTTGGGAAAATTGTCAATAATCCATCACTTGAATAATTTAGATTTTCCTCGAATAGCCTAAAGCCTCCAGTTTCGTGTTCACATTGCCCTAAAAAATGTGCTAATTGAATACCTGTTAGATTCCAGTGCATACGAAGAGCCCCAAAGGTTATGCGCCCTATCTGCCCGTCTGCCTTTAGGCCTAATTTATCTTGAAGTATTTGAACTGGATTCATTTGCATATCCTTTCCCAAATATCGTCAATTTGGGTAACACATACCCTAACATAGGATTCTTCATGAGTTGTAAAGGGCTGTATTTCTTCGCCCGGATATACTTTCTTTTGATCTCCAGTCTTATACTTTTCACCGCTTATCTTATCCCATAAAACGCCAGAAAGTACCTCTACATATTTGATTGAAGACTCGTATTGGTGAAGGTATGGAGTTGAAAAAGGGGGGTAATAGATTAAGTGACTATTTTCACCCATTCCCATTATCATCGGGCTTTTTGGATCGTGTTCAACAATAGGCATCCATTTGTTCTTTTCCAAGGACACTTTTTGTTCTCCTTTCTCAATAAAAGTTGATAAGCTAGTTACTTTTTGTCTAGCTGCGTTAAATAGGGTGTTTTTCTTTCTTTCAAAAGGCCACATATCACCGCTTCCACTCTCTTAACTCGTCTCTAATTTCAGTAAGCAAAGATTTAATTTCAGCATCCTTTTCTTTGTCGGCATCTAGCTTGGTCTCATAGGCAACTGTCAATTTAATCACATCCTTCGCCAGTTCTGACTTGTCAGATTCCGCCTTTTCATAGCGTTTAACAAGCCAGTAGATTATTGCGCCCATGATTGCGAACACTAACCCTTTGTCGAGAAGTGCTGAAAGTAACGATTCCTCCATTTGATTACAGCGAAAGTTAAAGAAGTTGCTAGTATTATTCCGATATATATGCTAAGGTACTGAAAATTGAAAAAATAGTGAAATAGATTTGTTAGGTTTACTAATCCTAGGCCACCGATACACACCCATGAGTAAAGGCGGTATGAAGGCCGAATGGCTCTAAGGATTCGAAGTGGTTAGTCTGGTAGGTGTAGGGGAAAGCATGGCCTCCGAGGTAGATTTCACCCTCAGATTTGCCGGGCTGAAGACGGAAAGTGCCGTCGGTGGTCAGTTCTACATTTTTTGTCCGGATATTTTTGTTGGTAAGGATTTGGGCTTTTTTCATAGGACTAATATAATCAGACCTTCGAGGTTTGCAAAACCTCAAAGGTCGAGGGGGTTACTCCATCATCGGCACATGGTACACGTAATTCACAATATTTCCCTCACTCGCCCGCACGTAGGACTTGGTGCGGAAGGTTTTATCTTTTTTTAACACAATTGTAGCCGTATCATTGACCTCTATTATTGCTAATCCATTTTGATCTGAAATAGATTGAATAAGGTTTCCATTGAAAACTGTTTCTAAAATTACTCCAGATACGGGCTTTCCAAGGCCATTT